AGCAGAAAATGATTTACTAACTTTTATAAGATTAGTAGCTCCTCATTTAATGTTAGGTGCTATACATGAAGAATTAATACAATGGTGGCAAAGGCAAGATGCTAAACAAAACCAATTAGTATTACTTCCTCGTGGACATATGAAGTCTAAGTTAGTTGCTTATAGAACTGCATGGTGGATTACTAAGCATCCTGAGACTACAATACTGTATGTATCTGCAACAGCAGACTTAGCTGAAAAACAATTGTATGCTATTAAAAATATTATAGATAGTCCTATCTATAAACGATACTGGGCAGAAATGATTAATCCTGAGGAAGGTAAACGTGAACGGTGGGCTGTTGCTGAAATAGCAGTAGACCATCCAAGAAGAAAGGAAGAGGGTGTTCGAGACGCTACTGTTAAAGCCGTTGGGCTTACTTCTAATACTACTGGATTTCATGCTGATATTGTTGTTCTTGATGACATTGTTGTTCCTGGTAATGCGTATACGGAAGAAGGGCGAGATAAAGTTTCTTCAGCATATTCCCAACTCGCTTCTATTGAGAATCCTGGAGCTTTCGAGTGGGTGGTTGGTACCCGTTATCATCCTAGGGATATTTATGATACTATGGTTAACATGAAAGAAACCTTATATAATGAAGATGGTGACTTAGAATCAGAAGAACCAGTATATGAATTGTTTCAAAGAGTAGTAGAAAAAGACGGTGAGTTTCTTTGGGCTAAACAAAAAAGAAAAGATGGCAAAGCTTTTGGATTTGATGCAAAAGAATTAGCAAGAATCAGAGCTAAGTATATTAACCAAACTCAGTTCTTTGCACAGTATTACAATGACCCTAATAGTAAAGAAACTGCAAATATATCTACAGATAACTTTCAATATTATGATAGAAGTGTATTACAAAATAAAGAAGGGGATTGGTATATACGAGATAGAAAGTTAAATGTTTATGCAGCAATTGACTTTGCATTCTCTTTACGTAAACAAGCTGACAGTACAGCTCTTGTTATTATAGGTGTAGACCATCAAGCTAATTACTACGTATTAGATATTGACAGATTTAAAACTGATAGGATTGTAGAATACTATGAACACATATTAAAAGCTTGGGAAAAGTGGGGCTTTAGAAAGATACGTGCTGAGATAACAGTAGCTCAACAAACTATTGTTAAAGAACTTAAAGACAGTTATCTTAGACCTAATGGTATAGCTTTAGCTATAGATGAGTTTAGACCTACAAGATACATGGGAGATAAACGACAACGTATTAATGCAATACTAGAACCTAAATATCACAATCAACAAATGTGGCATTACAAAGGTGGCAATTGTCAACCTCTTGAAGAAGAATTAACTATGACACATCCACCTCATGATGATATTAAAGATGCAATGGCTAATGCTATTTCAATATCTTTAGTACCAAAACTCAGAAACAATATTAGTTATTTAAGTAAAAACGTTATGACACACTCCAGATTTGGTGGAGTAACATTCTAAGGAATACATATGGCAGGCAGAGTCGCACAATTTGAAAAAGCTGTAGATGCAGATACAATGGCAAGAAATCTTGCTGAGTTGTATAATCAATGGTGGATTCAAAGAGAAAGTAAAGAAGCAGAATGGAGAGAACTTCGTAGTTATATCTTTGCTACTGATACATCCACTACATCTAATTCTAAACTTCCTTGGAAAAACAAAACTACTTTACCTAAGTTAACACAGATTAGAGATAACTTACATGCTAACTACATGGATGCTTTATTTCCTAATGATGACTGGATGAAGTGGGAAGGTGCTACATTAGAAGATAGTTTTGTTAAAAAACGTAGAGCTATTGAAGCTTATCTTAAAACTAAATTAAAAGAATCAGGATTTAGAGAAACAGTATCTAAACTTGTATATGATTATATTGATTATGGTAATGCTTTTGCAGAAGTACAATATGTAAATGAAAACCATATTGACCCTTTAACTAAAGAAACTATTACAACTTATAATGGTCCTAAGTTAACTAGAATATCACCATTTGATATTGTATTTAATCCTACTGCTCCTTCATTTGATAAGTCTCCTAAGTTTACACGCTATGTTAAATCTGTAGGTGAACTAATGATTGATATGGAAGAAAGACCAGACTTAGGTTATGACCAAAAAGCTGTAGATAAAGCTCTTGATATTAGAAATAGTTTATCACAGTTTAGACAAGAAGATATTAATAAGGCTAGTCCATATATATCAGAAGGTTTTGGTACACTACAAGAATACTATCAGTCAGGTTATGTAGAGTTACTAGAATTTGAAGGTAACTTTTATGATAGAATTGAAAAGAAATTACATAAAAATAAAATTATTACTATCATTGATAGAGCTTACATCTTACGAAACATTGATAACCCTAGTTATATTGGTCGTGATAATAAACATCATGTAGGTTGGAGAAAAAGAACTGACAACTTATATGCTATGGGTCCATTAGACAACCTTGTTGGATTACAATATCGTGTTGACCACCTTGAAAATCTTAAAGCAGATGCTTTAGACCTTACTATTCATCCTCCTCTTAAGATAACTGGTGATGTAGAACCATTTGAATGGGGTCCTGAACAGACTATTCATATACCAGAAGATGGTAATGTAGAGGCTATGCCTCCTAATGCTGCTGCTTTTCAAGTAAATAATGAAATTGCTGCAATATTAAACATTATGGAAGAGATGGCAGGAGCTCCTAAAGAAGCTATGGGCTTTAGAAGTCCTGGTGAGAAGACTGCATTTGAAGTACAACAGTTACAAAATGCTGCATCACGTATATTCCAAAATAAAATTAATCAATTTGAAGTAGAATTTCTAGAACCTATACTAAATACTATGCTAGAAACTGCTAAACGTAATATGAATCTTCCAGAACTAGCTAAAGTTATGGATGATGACTATGGTGTAATAGATTTTCTATCTGTTACTAAAGAAGACTTAACTGCTCGTGGTAAACTTAGACCTATTGGTGCTAGACATTACGCTACACGTGCTCAGTTAATGCAGAATATGTTAGGAGTCTTTAATAGTCCAGTAGGACAAATGATTGCTCCCCATATTTCTGCTAAAAAACTTGCAAATATGGTTGAAGAGTACATGGGTTTTGAAAAGTTTGACTTTATGAAAGATAATGCTGCATTATTTGAATTAGCTGAACAAGAAAAACTTAAGATGCAAATTCAACAAGACCTGCAAGAAACTCAAGTAGCTCCTACTGTTGATGAAAGAATGCTTGACCAACAGTTAGGTAACTAATTACTTGACATTTCGTTAATTATATGGTATAATAAATATATGGATTTGAAATCTGACAAAGGTAAGAGTCTAAGTAAACAAGAAACATTACAAGAGATTAAAAACTACTGTAACGAACAGATTAAATTAGCTCAACGAAAAGCAATGGATGAAGAAAACTTTAGTATGCCCTCATGGTCATACCATCAAGCTTATCTCCAAGGCATTCAAAAAGCTTTTACAAAACTGTATAGTTTATTGCCTGACCAAGGAGATAACACATGACAGAAGAAACAATAACAGAACAATCTGTTGAGTCAAATACCCAAGAAACTCAACAAACAGATACCCAAGCAAAACTATTTGAAATTCCGACAGAAGCTCAAGACTTAGTTGGTGAGGGTAAGAAGTATGCTAATGCAGTGGAAGCACTTAGGTCAGTTCCTCATGCTCAACAGCACATCAAAACCTTAGAGGAAGAGATGGCGCAGTTAAAAGAAGAACTAACTAAACGCAAAACTACACAAGAACTTCTTGATGAATTAAAGTCTGAAACTAGACAACCCGCAGAGAACACCACTCAAGGGGTTGAGTTAAACGAAGACGCTATTATGAGTTTGGTAAATCAAACACTTCAGCGTAATGAACAGACCAAGACTGCTAAACAAAATGCTGACTCTGTAGCTAAAAAATTTCAGAGTAAGTATGGGTCTCAAGCAGAAACTGTTTATAACAAACTTGCTGGTGAGTTAGGTATGTCAACTCAACAACTTAACAGTCTCGCTACTAGTTCACCTAGTGTAGTCTTACGACTAGCAGGGCTTACTGACTCAGCTCCATCTAATGTAGCTAGGTCTTCTGGTTCTGTAAATACTGAATCTTTAGCACAAACTAAACCTACAGGAGAGCTTTCAGCTCGAGTAGGTAAAAATAAGTCTACTAAAGATTTAGTTAATGCTTGGAGAGCTGCTGGTGAGAAAATTAAACAACAAGCGTAGAGGATAAATTATGTCACAATTGACAAGTAATACTAGTGCTTTTATTGAAGCACAACAGTATTCACAGTTTATTCTTGAGAACTTACATGACTATCTACTTCCTGAAGGTATGTGGAGAGATGTAACAGACTTCGGTTCAGGTACAACTTTAAACATCAAGACAGTAGGTACTGTAACAATTCAAGATGCAGCTGAGGATACTCCTCTCAACTATAGTCCTATCGACACAGGTACATTAACTCTTACTATCACTGACTACGTTGGTGATGCATGGAAAGTTTCTGATGACCTTCGTGAAGATGGTTCTCAAGTTGATACTTTAATGGCTATGCGTGCTATGGAATCAACACGTGCTCTTGGTGAAAACCATGAAACACGTTTCCTAAGCGTAGCTAATACAGCTCAAACAGCTGCTAACCTTAACTTAGTTAATGGTCGACCACACCGTTGGGTTGGTTCTGCAGCAGCTAATGCTAGAACTATTACATTGGAAGACTTCATTTCTATGAAGCTTGCATTTGATAAAGCAAACTCACCAGCTGGTGGTCGTATTGCTATCGTTGACCCTGTTGTTGAAGCTACATTAAATAGCTTAACAAACTTAGTTAACGTATCAAACAACCCAATGTTTGAAGGTATGGTAACAGAAGGTTTTGCTCGTGACCATCGTTTCGTAAGAAACGTATTTGGTTGGGATGTTTACACTTCTAACTTCCTACCTACATTAACAGCTACTGAAGCTATCAATGCTTCTTCATATGGTTTAACATCTGAAACAGCAGCTGTTGGTGATAAGGCTAACATCTTCATGTGCGTAGCAGATGATACATGTAAGCCAATTATGCATGCTTGGAGACGAGCTCCTCAGACAGAAGGCTGGAGAGACAACGAAGAACGTGCAGACAAGTATCAAGTAACATCACGTTATGGCTTAGGTGCTCAACGTGTTGACACTCTTGGTGTTATTTTAACTCATCCATCTAA